CGTTCTTGTATTTCAGTCTCCACGAGGAGCGAATATCTGAGCGATATCTTAGCCTGATTCTGTGGCTCATGGTCATAACCACACCCATTGAGGCTACCTGCTCCTTTGCACTTACCGGCCAAATCGCACAGGCAACATTGGAGGCTATTTCAGTCCAGGTGTTATCAAAACCACCCATACCGTCCGGGGCTTTCGTCGGGCATTCAATCGACACCCTTTTATTTAAGGACCCGATGTTCATATAAACGCATCCCACAATCTCACAGAAGCCAACAATCTCATAACGGTTTGATCCTCATGCACTATCTTCTGACCCAACACATCCTCGCCTCTTGACTCATATAACTTGGCCGCCACCATTTTTATCGCCGTTCTTATCTTCTCCGGTACATCACTCCCTGCATCGCCATACCCGCACGCAAAAGTTATCTTGATCGGTTTAGATGGATATGCGGTGAATGAAGGCCAGGATTCACCATACGGTAAGACTATCCTTCCACATTGAGTCCCGTTGGTTTCAATAAGATAGTCGGTTGTCAGGGTCATTGTTGTGTCATCACCATCTGAATCGGTATAGACTATTTCAAGATCAGTCGTTTGAAGGTTCCCGAATGGTAGCTTGATAAAGTTTTCAGATGGGAAGGAGTCGAGATAGTATTCCCAGATTTGTGTGATTAGTTTCTGATTGATTATTTCTTCAACATAATCAGTTGCCGATTCAATTATGTCATCAAGGAGATCATCATCGGCTGCAGTCGGAGCGTATTCAACAACCGAGGTACCGAATGAACAGGCATCTACGGCAACTGTGCTGATAGTTCTTATCCATTGTTTAATCCCGGTGTACTCCTTTTCCTGTGTCGCATTGTCATTCGCTGTAGTGACTTGAGTAAATGCCCCACTTGTTACATCGGTATAGGTTACATTATCATCTGAATCTTGTATTTTAACATCAACAGTCGCCCCAGCGCCATTCGTGCCAGACTCTAGAAGGACCAGTGTTCTCTTGCCCAATACATCAACACCGGTCCCGACCAGGGTATATGCCGCTGCTATTGCATGGGAACCCGGTGCGATGGATTGAGTAGAGGTTGTGTTGTCTGAAAGCGTCCCGGAATCCAGACGCAAATGTTCTTTTAATTCGGTCAAGGAAATCGGCTGGACAGTTGGCGCGGTATTGACTATTACTTTCATAACTATTCCTTTTTTATGTTTATTTCTTAATCAGCGTCCCAATTCCGTACGATCCAAAGTAAAAGAATCCAATTATCATAGCAAGGTACATCAACTTAGTTTCGATAATTGCGTCTCTAATATATACAGCCCACGCAGGGTCAAACTTCCAGATAACACAAGCCGACAGAACAAGTAAAAGAAACAACCCCATCACTAACCATGCGATAACACGTCTTGTAATCGACCGGATAGAATTCTCGGTTGCCGTGGCTTTTTGGATTTCCAGCCATGTTTCCATGACCCTCCCGGCGGTGGCTGCTTTTTCTTGGTCAGTATAAAATGCGTTATCCAGCATATTCATACCACCCTTCACTGTATCTGCTACGGTATCTACTATCTTCGGTGCGCCTAATATTGCTGATAAGAATCCCATATCACCCTCCCCTTATCAAATCTCTGTTTTTTATTGCTCTATTCCCAACTTGTTTTGCATAGCTGGAATCCATAAGTTCATTAGATGCCCTATCAAAATCCCTATCTTTAATGGCCTGAATCATCTTCTTGAATCCCCGGAATCTTGTAAGTCCAATGTTGAACATAAGATCGGTTAATGCCATTTTCCGGTTGAAGCTCAAGGTTTCAAATTCATCGTAAGTGAACACTCTGCGAAGATCAGCCGAGGCATCAGAAATGTCCGCGTCAAGCATAATAGTAGCCTCATATTCACTAACGCCCTTATCTGTTAGATTACGCCCCCATCCAATCGTAATTTTTCCAGCAGTGCATTTGTAGGGCATGTGCCGCCCATTAACGATATTAGTTCCTTCATTTTGCTTGATATAGGTTTTCATCTTTTGCCTTTTACCAAAATACATAGTTCAGTAATTTGAGTACTAAGTTTTTCGATACCCGAATCTATCTTATCGAATCTCTTTTTACCAGACTCAAGATTATCGCTAATTCTTTTGGTGTATTCCAAAAAAACATCTTTATCAACTTTTCTATCAAGCCTATCGAAAATGTGCCGGAAGAGGAAAATCAACAGTCCTAAAGATACTACGCCAGATACTATTCCAATAATAATTTGAGTCCAGATTGTCATATCAGCCTCCACATTACTTTATATTGTGGGAGGAGGAAAGGAGAGGGAAACCTCCCCCCACACCCCGGGGTTTATTCAAGCCAACCTCTCAAAGCACAAGAACACACACAGGCCCCACTCCCCTTTCCTACCATTATCAAATCAGGTTAAACAGCAATTTCTTCCCAGATGAAACTTGCTACCATCGAAGCCGCACCAGAAGCTATGGTTGTATAAATCGCACAATATCCACCTGGGGGCAGTATCAGATACCCACCTAGATCGAAGTTGTATGCGGGCTGGACAGTGCTGCCAGTTATTGCTTCCGTCAACACAGAACCGAATGATTCTATAAGTGTCGGCGCTGTGGGTAATGTAGCTCCAGTATCAACCTTGGCTACAGGAGCCGCACCGCCCAAATAACAGTTTCTCAATGTCGTTGATGGTACACTGTGAGTCACATCAGTTGCTCCATTGTATCCGGCCTCCAATGCTACTATCGCGCCGGTGGTGGGCTGTGCGACAATAAACCCGACACCTACACGCAACAGAGATACATCAATGCCGGAGCCTACCGGGTTCGATAATACCAACCCCGTATAAGTCGTATGCAACCCTATAACTGTTACAACCCCAGCCTGATTAGCGGCTGTCATTAAACGTCCATCCTTTGCCGCCTGATAATAACGACCATGCAATAACGATGATATAAGATCACCCTTTTCACCAGTGACCAGTGGATTTACAGACCCGCTCTCGGCTGTAATTGCTCCTACTCTTCCTTCAGCTTTCATGATTACCTCCTATTCTGCTAACGCCTGTGTCATGGCGTAAATTAGTGAAATATCCTCTTGCCAGTTCCCATCATGGAATATATATCTTTCTCCAGATGAAATATTATGCGCCAATGAACCCTCTGGCGCACTGTCTGGCAATTCGGTATAGTCATCGCAATTCCATTTTGAAATGGTTGCTTCTTTAATAAGTGCCATAACAACCTCCTATAACAACGCTACTGCATAAGCACCTGGATCAATGGGCGTGTATAAAAGTGTAAATTGCCCCGTTCCTGCATTTAGAGCAGTCGTTAGATACAGGAACCCAATCCTCCCAATACTGGGATCAACAGCCGCCGAAGGCGCAACGCCGACAACCACATTGCAAGATGCCCCAGTGGGAGATGCTATTGAGATCGCTGCTGTTCCATCCACATTCGTTGCTGTCCCAACAGTAGCCCCAGGCAACGAAATTCTGCGACCCCGGACAAACCCATCGCAATCAGCAGACGTAGCAGAGAGAGGCTGCACGGTGATGACCGGAGTATCGGAAACGAAGTTGAACTGAAATTCAGTCGTTGACGCTGCATTTGCCAATGTGGTCGCACCAACTTCAAACCACAGGGCATGTATGAAAATCCGGTTGTAAACCCTGAACGGATATGCCTGTGCCGTTCCAAAAGCCGTATAAGCAAGCTCCTTGGCCGTTTCGACCATAAGCCCATGCTTAATATCACCAATTCTATTTCTTGTACTCGGATTGTAGTTCATTTCATCCTCCTTGGATGGGGACCGCCATTCTTCCAGACGGCCCCGCTTGCGTTATTACTTCTTTTTGTTTAACAACTCTGGGTTCACCTTGAGTGCCTTGATTTCACCTTTAAGGTTGATAACCTCGTCTTTCAACTTGGCAATCTCATCCTTTAAGACTGAATCATCAAACACCTCAACTTCCGGCACCTTGATTCCAGCTACAGCCTCACCGACTATTTGTTTTACTTTCTCGATTTCTTCTCTTAACATAATAAACTCCTGTGGGGACGGAACTTAATCCGCCCCCTGTTAATTTATGCTATTGCCGTCGGGGGGATCGCCTGCTGATAACGTGCCCCTACGAGCTGGTATTCCACATAAACGATATTGGTGGCATGGCCGCCAGTAGAACCGAGCTGAATCCAATCATAACCCGCACTCAGAATCGACGCGTCGATGTAGAAATTGACCTGCGATGCAGTAGCCGCCGGGGTTATGGTATATGTCAGAGCATCAGTCGCTCGCGTCCACGTATCTGCCGTTGTCGTGAGTATGTTGTAATAAATCGGGAACTCAGCTCCAGTCGTAATTGCAGTTGTACCAGATGCTGCCGTTCCTTCATGCACAGTCAGAACAAGAGAAGTCGCATTGGCTCCAATTTCCGTAATATATATCCAGCATCCTTTAGCGCCTTTCAGACATACCCAATCTGCCGTATCCCCCAGCGAATCAGAAGCACCAGGCCCATATCCCCAAATTCTCGGATTAGTTTCGTTTGTGTACATTTTATATACCTCCTTCAGGTAATGCCGGGGCCGAAGCCCCAGCTGTTATTAATTATTCGCCCCAGCTGTTATTAATTATTCGCGTGAATCCAGTACGATGAAATGCGACTGAGTTGCAGTAGCCCCACCCTTATACGGAGTTAAAGCAGAAGCTCTCCAAGGCTGACCGTCCATCCTCAGAACGAATCTCAA